GTTGACAAAGCATGCATGAGATTTGAAATACGGCCTGATTGGGATAATGAAGAAGGAATGAAGATATTGAGAAATAGAGGAAAGAATAATGAACAAGGACAAACTGCAAAGAAAAATTAAACTCTACATCGTTTTACATGGCAACGATGTTAAGTTCCTTCAGGATATGCATAATCAGCAATCGAATTGTTCCAAGTGCAGGAAAATGAATGGGGGAATTTGTCAAGTGGCTCATAATTTTTACACCATTGGATATGATGCCTCTTCAAAAAAGATTTTGATGATGGGGGATAATAAAGCAAATATCAGAGAAAAAATCCATTGGTGGCAAGAGTTCGAACGATGGAAAGTGCAGGATGAGTATGGGCGGCTCCCTGCATGGTTTCATGGTGGAGATTATGTAACCGTTTGTTTTGGATTTTTGAATACAAATGAATCAGAAAATTAATATCACAGTTAGAAATTTTAGGGCATGGCAGGGAACGTCAGTAGTATTTCCTTATGACCATATTGTAATCGGATATCGCACCCCTGGCTTGGTTTACCCACCGATTACATTTTCCCCGTGGTGCAGGGGCCATCTTGAAATCCCTGTTCATGACACGAATCCTCATGCCGCTTGGGAAGGAGCAGTCCTGTTCAATCGTGAGCATGCAAAACAAATTCTTGACCTTGTGAAAAAAGAGAACGAGAATATCTATTATATAGTTTGCCAATGCGATGCAGGAATTTCTAGGAGTTCTGCTACTGCCGCAGCTCTATCAAAAATTATTTATGGAACGGACGAATGGGTTTTTGCATATAAAGGATATGTTCCGAATACTCATATCTACACAACTATTCTAAAAGAGTATTTCGAAAATCTTGAAGGTTAAATGGGAACTCCTGTAATTAGGGGATTTAAAGCCACGGACCAGGGCTTGATTAGGCTTCTTCGCAAAGCAAAACTGCAAAGAGTTTTAACAGGTGAAATTTCAAAAGAATTAGCGGATGAGATTGACAGTTATTTTGGTGGTTGTAATGAATGTAAATACAATGCCGATAGGACGATGTATGGTAAATCGTTTACAATTTGTAGTAGAGTAGGAATTAAACAACATCTTATTCTTAATCTAATCATAAAGGTTTGGAATGGGGAAAAGGAAGTTACTAGAGAAATTGGGTTTTGTTCGGGTTATGAGAAAAAGCCTATTTGATTTGTTCTTGAAAATGTTTTTTAAAATCATAATATCCGAAACGTTTTGTTATCTCTTTTGAAATGAACTGTGAAACGGGAGTGTAGTCCGTTTCGTCTTTTACTATGAGTGTAAGATTTTCAATAAAGGTTTTAATGTTGTTGGTTACATAGCACATATTATCAGTCCATTCAATCCAACTAGGGTTAAAATCTTTTCCTGAATCATCATTCAAAACAATAGGAATGGTTCCACACATAATTGCCTGTTGGAGCATCATACAAAAAGTTTCAGAACCGTGATGTGGAAAAACGATGTATTTGTATTGGTTTAGTATTTTTCCTACTTCTGTTTGTGGTATTCTTTTTTTATGTTCTAAATTTTTTGAAGCGGCTAGAGCAAATGCCATACGATACTCAGGCGTGGTAAATTTTTCCGACACTTCACCATATACATCAATTTCAGCAGGAATACAATGTGCCAAATTTAAAAAATCAGGATGAACTTTCAGAGGATAAATTCCACCCATTACGCAAAAAAACTTAGGTCTGTCCTTCCAAGGTATTTCATTGTGAAATATTTCAGGGTCAGAGGGGCAGAACTTTAGATTTTCTATCTGTAATATTTTTTCTTTACTAGCATCTAAAGTATAAACAACGTCTGTCAATTTGAGTAAATCCGTCAATAAAACGTGCTGATTATCAGGTTCATTGGGAGTAATAAAATATTTTTGTGAATGAGCAAACATAATTACTTTGGTGTTCGGAAATGTTAATTTATAAAATAGAACAGGAGAGATGATTCTAGGAAAAATCTCGTTTATCACAATAACATCAGGGTGTTCTTTCAACAAACGAGACATTGTTGAGCCTTCTTTCGTTTGGTCTTTATATTCTACTAATTCTACAGGTAGTTCCTGTATCCATTTTTTGATGGTATCCCCGACTGTTTCTATTCCTGAACCGACATTGAGATTAATTAAAAAAACTTTCATTTTCAAATCCTTTTTAAATTTTATATCAAGTTATTAAGGTGCAAAAGCAGGACAAAATGGATTATTAACGGTGCTATTATTAGTTACATTTTCATAAGCATCATCACCAGGATAATGAGAAGTATTATTAGTCCAATTAATTGATAAATTGTGTTCTGCTAAATAATATGATTCTACTGCATTTTCGTGAGTTGCATTATATGTAGCATCATAACCTATATCATGGTTATTATAGTTTTGGTCATAATGTGAATTTAGGTCGCCTGTATAATTTGTTGTTTTATAGATAGAATTATGTGATGCTTTTTCTGCTGAATCATTTGTAACTTGGTAAGTTGAGTAATGGGTTGCTTTATAAGTTCCGTTATGTCCTAAATCATCCGCTGAATAATGTGTTGCCCTAACAATTGAATTATGACTTAAACAAGCCAAATTATCTTTTATCCAATCTATATTGGTCATAAATTCATTGGTATCGACTGCTTCAATATCGCCACCTGTCGCAATGGTTTGTGTCCAATCCTTACAACCGCCTACTTTATCGTAACTCATCCTTATCCACCTTTTATATAAAAATCTGTTGATTGAACTGATAAATCATAAGAGGCTTTAACTGTTATATTATCACCCGTATCAAGAGTGGTATTGTTACTACCCTGATATGTATTATCGTGCCCATCATAAAAAGTGTCATAATGCGGGTAATTATCTGAAGTGTAATAAGTGGCTTTATGGGTTCCGTGTAAGTCTGTATCGTGTGATGTGTTGTTGGTCGCATTATCTGTTGTGTTGTGAGAATTTTGAACGGTTGCCTCGTGGGTTGCCCTATCTGTTTCTAAATGACTTCCTAAAACGGTTTTATTATCTGTTGCTTGATATGTAGTATAATGCGTTGCTCGAACGGCGGCATCGTGAGTCGATTGGACTGATGTTTCGTGTGTGGTTCGATGGGCTGAGCAGATGTTTGCATCCCACGCTTGGTCTAAAGCTGTTTTTAATTCAGTATATTCACTTGCCTCGATTTTTGTCCCTATATTAATAGTTTTCACCCATGAATAATTACCAAGAGAAACATAACCTCTATCTAAATTGGTATTGGCCCGAATTTCGGCAATCCTTACCGCTGTTGGTTTATCTGTTCCAGCAGTAACAGGCATTGTTGTCCAAACAAATCCCATATCAAAACTCCTCTATACTATTTATTGATTTTGTTTATCAAAAGAAGCCAAATAATGTTTCGAAAGTTGCGTTGGTTGAAACCCTACATGGCTTAATTCTTTGACCATTTTTGATACTATTTTTAGGTTTTGAATTAATTCCATTGTGGTCATTCTGAGGGTGATAAATCTATTAACTGTTTGGGTCAATAAATTTACTTTTTCAGATTTATTGGTATTCTCATTATGATTGTATAACAATGTAGAATAAGATTCAATAAATTTTGATGCCTCTATTGAAATAGGTTGTTCATTAAGAACTGCTAATAGATATTCTAAACTTTCAATAATAGGAATGGTTGAAGTTTCCTTCCATTCATTTTTTTCACAGATTATAACATCTTCTTTGACTTTATTAATTACCTGAATAAACAGTTCCTTTCTTTTACTGAGTAAATAGGTAGCATCAGAACTTTCCAAATAACATTTCAATTGTTTGATGAATTCATCAATTTTCATTTTATTTCCTCCATAACCCTCAAAACCTTGTTTATTTTATTTTTGTTTACGGCACCCAAAATCATATCTAGCATCCCGCTTTCCTGAAAACCATCAATAATACCCTTTATTCTATAAAATTCCATACGGCATGCTGAAGGTATTGGAACAAACATATCACCTGTATTTTCAAATTGCGCTCCTAAACATCCGTGGCTACACATTGAATTTATAACGCATTGTTCACACATTGGAAAATTATCCCCATCACTAGCATTTGTTGCTATATGTAATTCGGGACTTATTGCTTCCACATCAAAAATCTTATCGTCTTTAGTTAGGAATCTAAACATTTTAAAATAATCATACATCAAACGATGACAAGGAAATGCAGTTAAGTCTCCCATTCGTAAATAGATACCTGATTGTAATGAGCATCCTAGCCCCCTTCCTGTCGTTGAGAAGGGGCTTGATAAAGTATTAAAGGCCCAATGGTTATGAAATAATTGATGAACAGGGTTATCCATTTTTTTCAAATGTTCACCTACCCAACTTGATAATTTACGCATAAATTCATAAAGATGTTTTGATTGTTCTTCTGTCCATTCCGCATTTCGTACTTCAAGCAAATAGAGATTATTGGGCGGGAACCCATATTCTTTAAATTTCTTTTGGAACCACATAAAATTATCCCACCATTTCTCGATGTTGTTTGAATAAATCATCGGGTGAAAGCCTATTCTATATTTTCTAGCAAACTTAAAAAGTTTATCATAAAATATTTCGTCCCGTACTCTTTCACTACGAAATGACCTATTATCTTCCATAAAAATTCCATCAACAGATGCACTTACAATTAACGGGCAATCTATCTTTCTTCCTCTTTCTATAAAATCTTCAACGAGTCTAGTTCTATTCTCGCTGAATAAGAAATTCATATTCGTTGGCACTACAATTTCTGTACAAATAGGTTGACCTGCTTCAGCTCTTTTAAGGGATTCCTCAACAATATCGAATCCTACATTTTGATTAAATGCATCGCCGCCAAACAATTCTAATTTAGGTCGATATTGATTTTCCCATAACCAATCCATTATAATTTTAGCATTTTTAAATACCGTAGCAGGATTTTTTAGTTCAGGCTTAGGATAATATTTATCGCCAAATTTAACAACATAACAATAGGAGCATTTTAATTCACAAGCATCGGAAAGGTCAAATTCAAAACCTGTATAATTTTGTAAAGCATAGCCTTTATCTGTTTTTCTTTCTCGCCAACTACGCCACGATTTAAAGAACGTCCTTGATAAAAAATTTTTTAGCAATTCATTATTCTGTTTCTGAAATGTGTTCATTTTGCCTCTTTTGTTTTATTAATTTCATTTTATTACTTTGTGCATCTTTCTGTTCTTGTGTCCACTTATGACCAAAATTGGGATTATTTTTACCAAAGTATTTTCCTATTTTTGATAATTTCATTTTTTCTTTGGTATCTAATCTGTGTTCTTTATTAAACATAGGATTATTTTTACCTTTATGTGCTTGCGGGAACTTTTGAAAATATTTTAATAATCCCTCTTTTACCTTTTCTTTTTCTTCTTGTGAGAAAACTCTACCAAAATTTACACTTTTTTCTCCTCTTAATCCATATTGAGGATGATTTTTACCTGAAAAATCTGCGTGATTTTTTTTCATTTTTTCTTTTGAACTCTCGTTATGTCGTCTGTGTTGTGCTTCATTCAATATTAAATTGTATCCATTTGGTGCGATAGTATTAAATTCTTTTTGTAAAAACCCTTCTGTCCAATCCAAATCTTCTTCAAGACAAGGAAAGGAAATAATCTTAAATTTTTCCATACCGTATTTTTGAATTGCTCTATGAATAAGTGGGCAATTAGTACCGTTTTTATGTTGATACCACCGCTCTTTTAATGTTATTGTTGTTTGCCCCACATACTGCTTTCCATTCACTAAATTGGTAGCCACATAAATTGTTCCAACTTCTTGACTCATTTTGTCTCCTTATCCAAGTCAAAATAAAAATAGTGAAATAATCTAAAATAGGATAAGCATTTTAGAAAGGGTTGCAACCCCTGTCTTTCACTATTATTTATTAATTTCACTTCTTGCTTCCTCTAATATAATTTGGAACGCACAAGGTAAATTATTATCAGATGCCCCAAACAGTCTAAATAGCGAAATGGGACTAGTAAACAAACTTCCTGTTTGTAAAATATTTTCCATAGGGCAGCCTAAACCGTAGTTAATGAATATGGCGAACAAAGTGGCAAGGTTTTCATCTGCAAAATCTTCACTTATTTGTTTACTATATACTAACTCTTTGATAAGTGCTAAACTTGTCGCTGTTTTATGTTTAGAAAAAGTCTGAAAACAAGACCAAGTATAAAATGCTCTATCAACTTCTAATTGATTATTGATATCTACAATATGTTTTTCCTTCACCAATTTTATTCTGTCTTTCTGTTGTAAATGAAAATCCCAATTTCCTTCGTTCCTTAATTCTTTTTCATATTCGGAATGATTCATAAAAAGAGAACGATGACATAAATGAAGGTCTTGAAGTTCCCCTAATTGATTTTGTGAACGTCCTGCTGAACAGGAAAACATATCAGGCTTTGAAAAGAATTCTCTGCTGAAATCAAACAGCCGTATCAATCTGTAAGTATATGTATTGAATGAAGCATTTTGATGTTTTAAAAAGGGTCGTTGTCTTTGTTCATTAGATAAACGCTTTAAATGCCAACAGGTTTTTGCCCATATCTTACCATCTTCTGAACTATATGTGCCAGGAACAGACATTGATGGAACACCATTTAAGTCTAAATAAATATTTTTTTGCCTATTGATTCCTTTTGCAAGGTCTATCCACTCATCAAAGAAAAAGAAATAATACCGATACCTAGATTCCTCTTCATTAAGCCAATTTAAATTTTCAATTGACCAAGTTGGTTTAAAATGGAATTTTATTTTTGTATTTTTTAAATTTTCACTTTGTAATTGCTGTAATAATTTTAAAAAATTCCCTTTAATTTTTGCAGTCGCACCTTGACTTCTATTTAAATCCGTTACCTCTGGAGGCCCATCAATTGAGCATTGTATCTTTATCATTATGTTTCTGTTTTGTTCCATCACCTTCATAATAAAATTTTTTATTATTGTTGGGTCTGATAACATATTTGTAGAGAATGAAATCTCTGTCAAGGTCGGGAAAGTATTTAGAAGTTCGGGAATTTTTTCCGTTATATAATTAAGGGTGGTGGTAGGTTCCGCACCCCAAAAGGCTAAAGCAGTTAATTTTTCACCGTACAATTTTTTTAATTCCCCAATATATTCACCACTTTGTAATTTTTTTATCAGATTTTTTTGTAATTCTTGAAGATGTGGCGTTTTTTCTATATAACAATAATTACAATTGGCCCCTGCACATAAAGCAGAAGTGAAAATTTCTCCTGCAACGGATAATTCTGATTTAATTACGCTCATTTTTAATCCTTTTTAAATATTCTAATCTTGATATTCTCATTTTTTCTTTTGCTTCTTTTGAATGTCGTTTACCTTTAAATGGTGATTCGTGTATTTCATAATATTTTTTTCTTGCTTCAGATAGTTTTATTTTTTCTTCTTTTGTTTTTAAAATACCCTTACTCGGTGCTTCGTGTGTTTTATACCATTCATTAATACTTTCTCTAATTTTTTCTTTTGTTTCTTCTTCTAACTTTATTCCATATCGAGGATTATTTTCCCCTTTTGTTTTTTTGGATATTTTGTTTTTTGTTACTTCGTGAAGATGTTTTTGATTATTCCCACCACTTTCAAGATTATAACCGTTGGGTTTTAGTGTATTTAACTTTTTTATTAGAAAACTTTCTGTCCAATCCAAATCTTTTTCAAGACAAGAAAAAGGAACAATTTTAAAATTTTCAATACCATATTTTCTCAATGCTTTACTAAAAGGATAACTATTATCAGGGTGATGAATATGTTCATATAAACGATATTTTAATTTTCTTACCGTTTGCCCAATATATTGTTTATTATTAATCAAATTCGTTGCTATGTACACAATACCTTCTTTTCCTTGATTCATCTTTTGCCTCCTACTTGGTCAAAATATAGTGTAGGTAATCCAAGATGAGTAGGCATCTTAGATGGGTAATTACTCCTTGTCCCTACACTATTATTTAGTGTTTTGTTATTTTTTACAATACTTATCTTTATTACCTGTGATACATTTCAAGAAATTAGGTATTCCAAATAATGTCCCCTGTCTGAATTTTCTTGATGATATCTTGATGGAGTTTTTTAAGATAATCTGTTTTCTCAATATAACAATAGGAGCAATTCAGATTACAATAACCCGATGTAAAAATTTCCCCCGCTACTGACATTGAACTTTTTATTATTGTATTCATTTTATTACTATTTTATTACCCTTTGTTATATTTTCCTCTGCCCACAATGGCTGAAGATTTGTATAATGACAGGCTTTTAAGAATTCTTCTCTATTTTGAAGGTCGTAAAAATCTAAAGGTATAATATGGTCTATATGCCATCCATAAAATCCATAGTTATCCCAATTCATTCCGTCTTTCCATTTAGATTTTAAATATAATTTAAATTCGGGGATGGAACAACCTAGGTCTTGAACTGCTGAACCTGATTTTTGATTTCCTCTGAGGGCTTTATTCAATCTACATCGTAAACCACAAGAGAGTTTAAAATTTATATCTGTTTTTATTCTGTTATTATAATATATATTTCTTTCTTCTTTATGATTTTTATTATAATTTTTTGCATATGATTTGAATTCTTCTTTGTGCTTTTGATAATATTCTCGTCTTTTCATTTTTAATATTTCTTTATTCTTTTCACGATATTTTTTACAAATTAACAATCTTACTTCCTTATCATTTTTTTCATAATATCGTCTTTCCCGCTCGTTCTTTGCTAATCTCCTTTCTTCCTCTGAATTAAATTTTCTTTTCATTTTCAGCCTCCACACAAGTTGAATTTTAGTGTAGGTAATCCAAAAGAGTGTGGCCTTTTAGAAGGGTAGCGAACCTTGTTCCTACACTATTATTTAGTGTTTTATTATTTATTTTTACAATATTTATCTATCTTTCCTGTGATACATTTGATAAAATTTGGAATTCCAAATAATTTGTCGTTCCAATTTATATAGTAAAAACAGGAACATTTTTGGTCAGGCGGGGTAGGACAAGTATTACCTGTTTCTTTCCATTTTCCATTTTCACAAGTATGGGTTATGATAACCGAACCATCATAACAGGTTATTGTTTTGCTCTGTCCCACTTCACATTCGGGTTTCACATAAGGAACAGTCCACTTTCCCTTGTTCTCCAATGGGGCAACATACAGTTCATAAGGAGCCGCCATTGCCTCAAAGATTTTGAGTTGTTCTTCTCTACAATCATCCCAAGGTTCATCATCAGGAAGATGTTCAATACCCATAATTGGCATTTCAATACCGTTCCAAACTTTCGTCAAGGCTTCTGTTCCACGATAGGTGCAGATACGAGTTACCATCTGTGTCCATTGGTCAACGCCTGGACGTGGTGTAGAACCACCCATGCAACCGTCATCACTCACTTGCCAACGGATAGGATGAACAGCCCAATAATCCATAGCCTGTTCAAATACGTTCACACCTTGGTTGTTCACGCAACCGCAACAGCCGTGGGTCGGACGAATGATACTCGTATCCCATCTGTCTGCGGGGTCTTGACGTAGCGGATGCCACATGAATAAACCTCTATCATAAATATAACCTGGAAGTTTCTTGAAAAGGTCGTTGCCGTTTGAAGGAATATCAGGACAGATTGCCCAAGCGTGAGGCCAAATTCTTTGCTGGTCCATTGTATCCAACACGAAATAACAAAAGTCAAGGCTTTCTGCCGTCATTTCATTACCCATTCCGAAAACAATCTTTAGACCTTTTTCCTTTGCGAGTTTGAACCATTCCAACATATATGCCAATGCGTACTGACGGTTCTCGATGTCGTAAAGATTTTTGGTTCCTTGAACGTTATTGCGCCAAGGTGAATACTTTTGGTCATCGGCGTTATTTGTGTACTGATAGAAAAGGTCAATCCAAAGCGTAATACCAGGAGCCGTATTTCCTTCTGTTTGCGAAGGATAATTCATAATCCGAATCATTTTTTCCGCAATTTCCCAATACTTGTCATTGCGTTTCGTGAGGTCAAACACACCATCTGAAACTTGAATGAAAGGTGTGAGATTGGTCTTGTACCCATTCGGGTCAGTCCAATTAGGCCATACGCTCCAACCTAACCAACGAAACATATTCACACCACGGTTCGCCATATCTAAAGCGCAATAGTTAAACCAACGCTCTTCATTTAAAACCCATGTGCCTTTTTCAGCGTCCCATGTTACAAATTTTTGTGTAGGTGCAGTCATAGTAAACATATCACTCGACATAAAATACATTTTGTCCATCTTTTAATCCTCCTTACTCTCTATCTATATTTAGTATATTTCACACTATTACGGGATAAACTCCCATTTCTTTATGAAAATCCACAATCGTTTTACCATTCAAATCAGCAAATGCTTTATTTAACATTATACGGGGTAGTAATAATCCTTGTATATTCGAAAGGTCTGTTTGTTTCAATGTTTTACTCATATCATCAAATGTCAATAATCCTGCTACAGTTACCGAACCCCCGTATGTATCATTTTTGATAAGTTTAACCTTTACATTTTTGAATCCTCTAAGCCAAATATCCCACAATTCATAAGACGATTCTGCCGCACAAAACAAATATTTTTTGGTTTTGTTCTTATTCAAAAAATCACATATCTCTGCAAGATATGTAAAAACTCCTTGCATTTTTCTAGGATTTCGTAAATCGTACCTCAAATAAGGAGTCCAATAAGTAGCATCGGGAAAATTATCCTGAATGTAATGAACTGATTTATCATAGTTCACAATACTTTGTTTTGACAGAGTTACGGCTTCATCAATATGATATTTTGAATGTTCTATTCTTCTCAATTGAAAGTTATCAGCCTTATTTACTTTTTTCAGTTCCTCAATATCAGCCTTCAGAATTTCATTATCCCCCATATCCAATAATTGCACTCCGACACTTTTCAATCTTTTGAGTAGTGTTTTTATTTTTTCTGTTTCAGGATGAGGCATTATTTTCTTGCGTTCATTTTCCTGCAATGTATTGACAGAAATAGATATGTATAGATTTTTCAAACTATTTAAAAATTCTATTTTATCCTCTTTTATCAATACACCCGTAGTCATGATGCTTACTTGGTGGTCAGGAAGATTTTTACAAGTGTATTCCAAGATATCATAGATTCTAGGGTGAGCGAAGGCTTCAGCAGACAATTTTGTAATTCCATCACCAAGGTTAACCTTTTTGTTTTTCCAATCAATGAACCGCAATCCTTCTTTTAACTCATCCATTTCAATGAAAGGAATCATGGAATTAATATCAGGATTATCCCCTTTACACATACAGAATATGCAATTGACAGGACAATAATAACCACCTGTAGTCCTGCCGCCTGTGATTATACTGTTTGTGTCATGAATATTGAAAAAGAATTCTGCTCGTTGTTTATCGTTTAACATTCTTTCACCAATACTATTTATTGAAATTGACGAAAAACTTACAAAGGCCAAACAGGATATGCGGGGATTATTGTCTTTATTTCCTCAATTGTGGTAGTTTTTTGAATTAATTTTTCCGCTTTGTTGTTCTCTTTGATACAGATTAGGTTCCAATTGAATGCGGTTTGGCAATCATCATAACAAGATTTCGCCGTTTCTCCTGTTTCTGTATCAGGGAAATCATTATAAACAGCCGTTTCTAAATCTGTTAGTGTTTCATTCTTTTTAACTTTTTCATAAATTTGCATAAACTGATTCCAACGGAACTGTTTCCAATCAGGCATATGTTGATTGATATAACTACGGGTATTTGATTTTAAGTCAGTAATGGCAATTGCTTTAGCCTCTTCTAAGGTCTTGTTGTAATATGGGTTATTTTTCCTGTCGATTATTACTTGAAGATTGACAATGGCCTGTTCGTATTCCTGAACAAACGGATTGGTTTTAAAAATATTCTCTGTATTATTATCTATGATAATAAAATGACAATATCGATTTGGTTCATAGTCAACATACCATTTACTATCAATAAAAGTCCCAATTTCAGGATAGAATTTTTTAAACTCTTCTATCGTACTGAATGAGATTTCGTTGTCGTTGTTGTCTCTAATCACAACGAATTTCCCCTTTTCAATTAAAAACATTTTGCTGTTCATTTTTCCTCCTAATCTTTTTGAATAAATGCTAAGGCATAATAAACAGGAATAAAATTATGAATTGAGCCTGTAATTGTTCCATCATGCGAATGAGTGTTAGAATATGAGCCGTGGCGAACAAAGGTGTCTCCTTCTTCTAAATGCCCTCCTGATTGGTGATTGTGGGTGTTGCTAGATGAACCAATAGTAATATCAACAGATACTCTGTTAGTTCCTGACCTCGTTCCGTGTGTTCCTGTTGTGCCTATATAAACAAAGTAATCCCGTAAATCCATCGTGGCTCCAGCACCATTACAAAGAGACCATCCCGCAGGGGGGGTTGTACTTTCGTACATTGCTATCATTCCTGCGACCGCACTAAAATCTGCTGAAGCATTACTCCATGCTGTCAATATTGCTTTTTTAACCGCATCGTTATTGAGGACTGCTGAGCAAGAATGGTCGCTGTGCGCTCCTGTAGCGGGAACTGAAAAACAATAAGTTCCACCTGCGCCTGTGTTACCTGTTCCCGCAGCACCTGTAATATCATAGGCAAACACTATTGCTTGTGAATGTTAAAGCATATGACCGTGTATCACCCCGATAGAAATTGTTTAGTTTAGTTGTTGCCATTTCTTTATCTCCTATTCTGCCAAATATGTTATCCCAAGTCTGAATGAACCTGCTGTAACTATATATAAATTATCAAGTACTCCATCTTTATCCACTTGGGTCATAAGTCCATAAGTTGTATTAGGAACTAAATATCCTTGTATTAAATTTCCCGCAGTATGTGCAATCCCACTTTGAGCATATATCGTTATAACTTGCGTTCCGTTTGTAACATTTTTAACTGTTGCAGGAAGACCATCTAACTTTATTGTGCCTGTGCCTGTAGCATTTGTCCAAGTTACCCTACAAGTTGCATATACTAATTTTCCTATTTGAATATAATAACCATCTTGAATAGTATAAGTCGTTGTTCCTTCTGTAGTGCCCCCTGTAATTGTTGGAGTCCAAGTTCCTGTCGTAGTACCAACTCCGGAGTATCCAGATGTGCCTGAGTAGCCCGATGTGCCTTTTGCGCCTGATGCACCCTTTGCGCCTGATGTGCCTGAGTAGCCCGATGTGCCTGTTGCGCCTGTATTGCCTTTTGTGCCTGAAGTACCGCTCCAACCCGAAGTGCCTGATACGCCTGAGTAACCGCTATATCCACTTTTGCCTGAATAACCGCTAGTCCCTGAATAGCCTGAATAACCACTTACGCCTGAGTATGCAGAGTAACCACTTACGCCTGAGTAACCGCTATATCCACTTTTACCTGAATAACCGCTGACTCCGCTGTAACCGCTGACCCCTGAATAACCGCTATATCCTGAATCTCCTGTATTTCCCTTTGTTACTGTTCCAGAAAATCCTGAGACTCCACTATATCCACTTACTCC